GTTTTAGTTGCTGTTGATGATACTTGGGTTTGTAAAGCAGATGATAGACTTCTAGGCATTAGGTTATAACCTCTCTAACATCAAATGAAATACTATAAAAACCACTAGCATCTGTTGAATACATAAT